GAGCTTGAGAAGGTACAAGCAACACTGCCCACGGGCAAATGGAATGCACAGTGGATGCAAAACCCAACAGCAGAAGAGGGTGCAATATTAAAACGTGAATGGTGGATGAAATATACTGATGACGAGATACCACAATTACAACACGTCATACAATCTTACGATACAGCTTTTCTTAAAAAAGAAACAGCAGACTACTCAGCTATTACTACTTGGGGTATATTCTATCCATCAGAGGATAGCCCAGCCTGTTTAATATTGTTAGATGCGATCAAAGGCAGGTACGAGTTTCCAGAGCTACGGCGTTTGGCTCTTGAACAATACGACTATTGGAAACCTGAAACAGTTATTGTTGAGGCCAAAGCATCAGGATTGCCACTGACATACGAGCTTAGACAGATGGATATACCGGTGGTAAACTTTAGTCCAAGCAAAGGCAACGATAAGCATGCCCGTGTAAATGCTGTTGCACCTTTGTTTGAATCTGGTATGATATATGCACCTGAGCAGAAATTTGCAGACGACGTCATCGAAGAGTGCGCTGCGTTTCCTTATGGTGATCATGACGACCTTGTGGACTCAACAACACAAGCGATCATGCGATTCAGACAGGGCGGTCTGATCGGTCACCCTGAAGATTATATCGACGAAAAGGTCGAGCAACGTAAAAGGAATTATTATTAATGTCGGCAATAAAAATTATACAAGCACTTGGAAGAAAAATAGCTGCTAAAAAAGCAAAGACGCCTGAAGGCATTACTCAAATCCAACCTCAGATTTATGCAGAATCAGAAGCAGGCAGTATAGCAGCCACATTACAAGACGCCGGTATACCTTTAGATAGATTAGATGAGTTTATAAAATCAGAGGCAGATCTAGTTAGAATATTAAATCAAATTAAGGCGTTAGAAAAAAGAAATTTAGCAGAGAGTATTAGAAGCGGAATTAGAAATACAGAAACTGGAAAAGTATTTGACATGAAAGGTAAACGAATAAAAGACACTGATAACATCATGGGTGGAGAGGAACTACCACCAGGTGATCCTGATTTACCACCACCAGGAAGTCGTGGTGGTCCCGATGACATCGCGGCACCGGTACAATCAGCAGATGAGACCATAAAAAATATGATCGAGGCAGAGAACAAAAAAAATATTTCTAAAATGAAAAAAAGAAAAATAGTTGAGGATGCGATCGACAATATGTCTCCATCTCTTTCTGGAGATACAAGAACTGATGCAGCTTTAGTTGCAGAGGACATGGCTGAAAGAATGGGTAAAGTTTATGATGATCTTTCATCAATGGAACAATTAGACCTTTACGATCAAGCGTACACAGGTTTATCAAAAATAAGATTTAAAGGATTTAAAAAACCAAAAGATGATCCAGAAGATTTTGCAAAAGGTGGTATAGCACGTCTTGGTTTCAAAGACGGTATGACCAGAAGAACTTTCTTAAAATTACTTGGTGGTATGGCGGCTGTGCCTATCGTTGGTAAGTTTTTTAAATTAGCTAAGGTAGGTAAAACTGTAACTAAAGTGCCTATGATTAAAACTGATGATGTCGCTGGCAAACCAGAATGGTTTGATGCATTAGTTAACAAAGTAATTATCGAAGGTGATGATGTCACTAAAAAATTTGCAACAGGTGAAAGACAATCTATTCACCAAAAAACACTTAATGATGGTTCAGTGGTCCGAGTTACAGAGGACGTGGACGATGGTGTTGTCAGAGTCGAGTATCAAAGTGAAAAGAACGTGTTTGGTGATGATGTGCAATTACAATATAAAAAACCATTACCAGACGAGGGTGATCCAAGACCAACAGCAGAGTTTACGACAGCAGAGTCGGGTCCGGTAGGGAGATCTATGGGTCCAGATGATTTTGAAATAGATGTAGATGAAGTCGGTGGTACGAGTATCAGAGATCTTGATTCAGATGTATCAAAACTAAAAGAGTATGCTACAGGTAAAAAATTAACGATGAAAGAAATCGTAGAATCTAAAAAAAGAAGAGACAAGGCTTTAGCCATATCAGAAGATACCGACGGAGCACAATTAGATGCTGTCACTGCAAGACAGGGTGATGCAGATGATAGTTATTATGGCGATCCAGATGAATTTGCATCAGGCGGTATTGCTAGATTGTTAGGAGAATAATGACTCCAAAAGAATACAAACAGATGATGGACTACCTGACTCGATCAGGTGTTAAAGATAAAGTTAAGTTTGCATCAGATATTGCAAAGCCCGTAGATAAATTTGAAGTTCAACAGATAAAATTATTTAACGAGTTTAACAGACGTAATCCAAGAACAAAAAAAGCAGATGGTGGACGGATTGGACTTATGTCAGGTGTAACACCTAAAGTTCAAAAGATGTTAGATTTAATTACCCCTGCTAGACAAAAATATATAGATTTAAAACAAGCACAGATTGATCTTCCTGAAGGAGGAACATTAAAAGATTTTCCAAACTATGAACAATTTTTAATTAAAGAAATAGACTCTGTTAAAAATATTAAAGATGCTAAAAAATTAATTTCAAGCACAAGATATTATTTGGACCCACCTGAAACATTATCTGTGTCTAGAAAAAAACTATTAGATAAATTAATTGATATAGAAAATAATAAACCAGGAAGATCTAGAGCTGGACATGAACTAGCAGAACAAGCAGGGTATAGATATAAAACAAGAGCAGGTGGCAAACGTGTTGGAAAAACAACAACAGCTCCTCCAGGCTCTTTTAAAAATTTAATAGATATTAATCAAAAAAAATTAAATAGAATTGATGAAGTTATAAGACAACTTGATGCTGGTCAAATATCTTTAAATGATATTATTGAAGAAGGTAGTTTGACAAGATATATTAATAAACCTTTTGGCTTTCAAGATCCTGAGAGTTTTAATCAATTAATAAGAAAAAATAAAAAATACAAAGATAGATTAGAGGAGTTTAAATTATTAAACAATCAGTCTTTTTTAGGTAAATATAAAGGTCGAGCAGATTTTCCTGCAAACGAGGCACAGACTATTTTTGAACAAGGTAGAACAGGTGGTGTAAATTTTTCACAGTCAACTCAAAGAGGACCAGTTAAAAAAATATTTGATTTTGCTGATAGGCACATTCAAAGAGGTGGTAAATTAATTCGAAAAATAGATGATAAAACTTTTATTTATAAAAATAAAATTTATAGTGAAACCCCTGATGATGTAGATCAAAGAGCTTTAAAAAAATTAGGTTTACAAAATAAAAAAATTATTGATTTGGTTTTAGAAGGACCAAAGCAACCAGAATTTAAAGAAATATTTGATGCAGTTGATAAACAAAGAGAATATGAAACTATAGTAAGGGCTCACCCTGTAACAGGTAAAGACACACCTTTAACTGAATTATTACAAGAAGCAGATTATATAGCTGGTGGTAGAGATAAATCATCAGCTAAAACCATATTTAGTAGAGTCCCTTTTGAAATAGATCATTTTGGATCTGTAAAAGATGAACCTTTTAAAAATATTAGAGTAATACCTAGAACTATTAATCAGGCTGCAGGACAATTTCAAAGAGGTGTATCTACTTTTAAAGATATAAAACAAGCAGAAGATTTTATTGGTTATAGTTTTACAGGGGATCCATTAAAAAGTATTAATCAATATATCGATACAGAAATAACAAGAGGCCAAGATCCAAACTATCAAGGTCGTTCAAGAAAAATAGCAGCGGCTAAAACAAAAACAATAGATAAAGCTTTAGCAGAAACAGGACAAACAGGAACTAGAGGAGGAACAATTTTAACACAACAAGTTCCACCAGATATTGTTGGTAGTAAAATACCAAGCATAGATAAAAGATTTAAAGAAGCTTTTACAGATGTTCCTATATTAGAAAAAACACCTGGAGGGAAATTGACTATAGGCTCAAGACCTGTTACAGAAAAAGAAATAATTTCTGTTCCAGAAAGAGATGCAATGGCACAAAGGTTAAAAGATAGATTGTTAAAATTAGATTTAAGTTTTTTACCTAAAAAATTATCGACTCCTTTAGAAGTTGGTCAAAAAATTATCAGAGGTGTCACAAAAAAAGATGGTGGTAGAATTCCTTTTCGTTATGGTAAACTTGCTAAGTTATCTGCTAAAAGAGGATTATATGGTGCTTTTACACCAACAGGTTTAGCCACACTTTTTACTCCAGATTTAGATTTAACTAAAGCTGAAAATAGAATTACTTTAGCTGCAGAAGCAGCTTTTGCTCCTGAACTTGTTAAATCAAGTATTGGTGCAACAAAAGGAATGAAAAACAGAAAAAAACAAAAATTAATTCAAAGACTTTTAAATTTATTTTTAAAAACTCCAAAAGCCTTAAAATATGCAAGAATTGCATCACCAGTTGGTTTAGCATCACTAGGATTAGAAGGAGCATATCAAGCAGGTAAATATACTAAAAAAAGAATGGCTGAATTAAAAGCAATGTCACCAGAACAAAGACAAGAGTTAAGAAGACAAGGAGCAAGACAAGCATTTGATCCTTTTTCAGCTGCAGGTGGTGGCCTTGCAAAACAAGCAGGAGATAGATCAGGCGCTATGCTAGAATCCATGAATCCAGATAAGGATGGGTTGCCAGGTCTATTAAAACGTGTTAAGAAACTATAGGAGTATTAAATGGCAGAAATAGACAAAGGACTCCCGAACACTAGAAACAAAGAAGAGATCCCTTCACAAGAAGAGATTCAAGATGTTGCTGTTCAGGAACCAATAGAAGACAAAGGACCGATCGAGGTCATTCCAGAAGAAGACGGTGGTGTAACATTAGATTACGAACCAGGTTCAATTAACGTACCGGGAACAGAATCACACTTTGATAATTTAGCAGAACTTTTACCAGATGATGTTTTAGAACCAATTGGTTCTGAGATGACACAAAACTACATGGACTACAAAGCGTCCAGAAAAGAGTGGGAACAATCTTATATTACAGGACTAGATCTTTTAGGATTTAAATATGAAAATAGAACAGAACCATTTCAAGGAGCTTCAGGTGCAACACACCCAGTATTAGCAGAAGCAGTCACACAGTTTCAAGCTCAAGCATACAAAGAATTATTACCAGCAGATGGACCTGTAAGAACACAAGTTATAGGTGTTAAGAATCCACAGACAGAACAACAAGCAACACGTGTAAAAGATTTTATGAATTACCTAATTATGGATCAGATGAAAGAATACGAATCTGAGTTTGATTCTATGTTATTTCATTTACCACTTGCAGGTTCTACATTTAAAAAAGTTTACTACGACGTGCCGATGGGTCGAGCAGTATCTAAATTTGTCCCTGCTGATGAATTGGTTGTACCATACACAGCAACAAGTATTGAAGATGCAGAATCTGTAATACACACAATTAAAATATCAGAAAATGAATTAAGAAAACAACAGGTCAATGGTTTCTATAGAGATGTAGAATTAGGACCACCAGGTCATGTAGAAAAAAATGATCTTGATAAAAAAGAAAAAGAATTAGACGGAACAAAAA